AGCACAGTCTCAGGATCATCGAGCGGCATGAAATACTGATATCTCAGATTGCCCTTCTCCTTGCGGATGGCATCCGCAATACCGGACTTCTCCATCTCTTCCAGCTTGGTTTTGGCGTCCTGGAGTTTCTTTTTGTAGTTTTCTAATTCAGTTCCGACGCGGCTGTAGTCCTGCTGGGCATGTGCCAGACCGGCCGCAACAGCCGCCTCTTTCTTTTCATGCTCTTCCAGCGCCCTTGTCAGGACAGTGTGCTTTTTCTGCAGAGATTCCAGGCTGTTAGCCTGCCCCGCAGTCTCTGTCTGCACCAGACGCATTTCAGAGCGCATATTTGTAAGCGCCCGAGAGCACTCTGTGACGGCCTGCCGAAACTGCTTCTCGCCGTCAAGCGCTATCGTAGCGCCTATCTTCCGTCTTGCCATAGGTTATACTCCCGTAAAAACCAGTCTCTTCACGGACATGTTGTGCATCCGCTTGAACTGGTTGCTGAGCCGTCCCCATTCATCAAATGTCAGCTGACCGGTCTCCTTCCGGGACAGGCCGGACGCGGCTCCCACGTAAAGGATCCATGCAAAATCAATGGTGGTCTTGTCCTCCGGGTTCCGGTATCCGTCTATTTCTTCGTTTTGGTCGTCTTTTTTTTTCGGCCCCTGCCGCCGATGCACTCTTCAAAATCCGTGTAGACGATGATGCCCAGCTCCGACAGCGTCAGCTCATCCTGCCGCTTCCAGAAGCTGGGGTCCGGCACTTCAATCTCAGAGCCTGTGATCTCAATGCCTTCCTCCACCATCCATGTCAGGATCTGGCATACCATTCCGACATTGGGCAGGGTCATGTTGCCGATAGATCTGTCAATGACCCCATCAGCGTCGATGCGCGGGATAAAACCCCGCAGGCCGTCCTCGACCTTTACAAGGTCCTCATATTTCTCCTGGACCTTTTCCAGGACGATCAGGTCGCATTTGAACGGATATTCAATACCGCCCAGCTTGAGCGTGCTGACATTGTTAGTTAACATTTTTCCCTCCATACAGAAAAAAGCGAGAGGCACCACGGATGATGTCTCTCCTGATGTCTCTCGCTTTTAATAACAACTTAATGATTAACTGGTGGCCTCAGGGTGTTCCGGTTGATCCAGTGCCTGTTGTCCCAGTGCCGGTTGCCCCGGTGTTGGTTGATCCTCCGGTTACGGTCGCGCCGAATTTGCCGTTGATGTACGCAAGGGCAGCCGCTTCGGTCGCGAACTCTTCTACGTATCTCCAGTCACCATTATCCAGAGGCATTGCTGTGCCCTCGGTGCTGGGTGTCTGGAACTCTGTGGAGCCTGCTCTTGTGTTAATATCGACGGAAGGATCGTTCCACTGCGTCTTAGGGTAGAAGCGCGCTTCATACGCCCTGACGCCGTTGACCTTTTTGACGCCGATCAGGCCTACGCCACAGTAGCCGGCCTCGTCACTGATATTAGCGATTCTCTCGCCATCGGTAGCGGAATGTCCGAACAGGGGCTCCTGAACGGTATCCGGGATATCTGTGGTACCCAGTGTCAGGCCCGCGCCTGTGGTAGCCTTTTCGGATTCCGCAAGGGCGTCGTCACCGTAAAGCTCTGCGGATGTGCTGTTGGGCGCTTCGGAGAATGCGACCGCTTTGCCCCACGCTACAGTAGTGCCATATGTGCCCTCGGCTGTAAGGGGCGCGATGATAGGCTTTCTCAGTCCTACATATGCCATGATTATTCCTCCATTTCGTCCTCTTCGATCTCGAAGACGATATTTCTCTTTTTGTGGGGCCCGTCCGGGTCCACGAAGTTTTCTGTTACTCTGGGAAAATTGAATCCCTGGCTGAAAAGAGCCTGCCGGAAGCGGTCCCGGATACTCAGGAAGTTCTCCATTTCCGGCAGTATGAGCTTGACCTGAATGGTCCCGGTGATCGCTTCAGGCGCGTCATCCCCGTACAGGTCGCCGTATTCGGTTGTGTACTGGTAGACGACCCAACGGTCAAGGTCCTTTCCATCATAAACATCAGGGAAAGCCCTGAGACCGCAGGATTCTGCCGCCGCGATGATCTTGGAAAAAGCGCTCATATGCTCAATTTCTCCAGTTTTTTATTGATATACTCTTCGATTTCTCTGACGACCCTGTCTTCCGTCCTTGCTACCACAGGGGCCACAACAGGCGTGGCGGTCTGTTTACTGGTCCCGTATTCCAAATAGGCCAGCTTTTCAGCATTCCGGACGCCTTTGCTGTCAGTCCCGGATGGAGCAATTTCCACCTGCCATTCAGACCCGACCTGCTTGGGTCCAGTCGTCTTTACAGACGCCGCAAGCTGTCCCCTTGTCCTGTCACGCTTTGTCTTGTGGTGGGAGGATATCTCCCGCTTCATTTCCTTTTCGACGGTGGGGGCGGCCTGTTTCAAGGCGTCCTTTACAAATGTCTGCTGGGCAAAGGACGAAAACTCAGATATGACCAGATCAAGACCGTCGCACTTAAACTTTGCCATGTTCTCTAAGCTCCCCTGTCAACTGGATCAGGACGCCGCGCTTTCTGGGGCGTGTCGCCCGGATATCATAGACGGCTCCATCAGCCTCATCGATAAAATAAGGCTGACCGGAGTAGGCGACCTTATTGATATCGACCGCCATGTCTATAGTGTATCCGCCCTGGGACGCCAGTGTTTCATCGGTCCTCGATGTCGTGCGCTGTCTGGCCGGGATATGCTCTATAAGAGCGTCCCCCGCGGGCACCGGGAATCCGTCAGCGTCCTGCTCCGGGAGCACCGGCAGGGGAAGCGATATAGACTTATTCCACATCATCATCCTCCCCCGGCTCCATCGTAAGCCGGAACACCTTTGCTTTATAGCGCCTCAGGTAGCTTTCATAGTTGTCAGGATCATCGCCCAGATTAGCTTTGACGTACAGTGTGACCGCTGTGATCACACGTTTGTCATCCGTATTCTGGTCGCAGATGTTATAAGGGACACCGGAGTTTCTCATATCCTCCAGCGCGTCCTCGATGTAATCCTGAATCTGGTCGTCATAAGTTGTAATGGCGGCAGGAATGCCGCACTTGTCTTTAATGCTGTTCAGCATGTCCTACCGCCTTTCCTGATCAGGCTGTGATATAGCCGTTTACGAATGCGCCCGCATCACGGACCTTGTAATCTGCTCTCATGATGCCGCGGAAGATTGTCAGATCCTGCTCAAACGCGTTAACCTGGCCGATAGCAGCGGTGTTGGATGTCAGCAGAGTCAGCTGCTTACGGTCAAATTTCTGAATGCCTTCCTTCAGGTCGCCGATGATGAAGGGGATCTGAGCCGTGGCGTCCATTTCATAGTAGCCGGACGTGGAAGGGTTGCCGGTGGGAGACGCTACGGCTGTATAAACACCGTTGGACTCGGCGTAGTAGGTCTTGCCTGATTTAACGGTTGTGTCAGAAGAAGCAGAGTAGGTAGGAGTAGTTGCCAGAACGCCGTTGGGAACGACGATCACAGGAACCCTTCTGGCGCCAACAGCCAGAACATACTCATAAGGGGATGTCTGGTTCTGATCGGGCTTCAGCAGGTACTCATTGGAGTTGGCAGAAACCTTCAGGGTATCCAGATAGTTCAGGCCGTCATCATTGGTCACGATGATAGATGTAGGAGCATAAGCCTGACCCAGAGTAACGTTCAGGGCCTTCTTGATGTCATCGATACCTGTCAGAGCTGTCTTGGCCTTTGTGCCGATGGCTGCCAGAATCTGAGTGTTGTCGGTAGCGATCGCTTCCTCGCCGAGCCATTCGACCATGACCGCTGTGATGTTTGCGTCAGAGTCTTCCAGGAGCTCGTTGGTCACAGGCAGGTAGCCGGCATATTTATCGATCTCATAAACAAGAGGAGTGAACTGAGGCCCGGAAACAGCGCCAATAGCAGCGGCCTCGTTGACTTTGGAGAAGCCGGCGTGCTGCGCTTTGGTCTGGAAGGTCCTGCGGCCCTTGTTGGTTGTGACGTTCTCGGATCTGACCAGAGTCAGCAGGGAGAACTTAGCCTCACGGTATTTCTCGATCCGGGTCTGGATGTCTTCGGGTACAGTGTAGCCGCCGTCAGCAGGAGTGCCCTCATTGTTCATGTTCTTAAATCCGCGGCGGACAGCCTGCGCGAACTCGTGGACGGGATCCTTCTGGTTCTCGGGCTTTACAGTGACACCGGGAACAACAGGGGTGCTGTCCAGAATCTCCTGCAGCATATCAGCTTCGGCGTCGGCCTTCTTGGCCTCTTCCAGGGAAGCCTTTGCAGATGTGATGTCCGCAGAAGCGGCAAAGGTCTGTGCTTCTTTACGTTTTGCTACGGCTGTGTTCCGCAGCTCCATGATCTTATTCTTCATGGTCTTATACCTCCATAAGGTTTTCAGGACTCGTCAATCTCGACGAGAATGTTGGTGATTTCTCTGAGCTCTTCGAGCTCTTTCTGCTGTGCCATCTCGGCTTTTGCTTTTTCGATCATGTCCGGCGTGACCTGCAGGCCCAGGGAAGCCGTCATCAGCATAGGCTCTTCCTCTTCGCCCATGATCTCGTCACAAAATCCCATCTCGACACACTGATTGGCTGTAAGCCATGTCTCTTTGTCCATGAGCCTGAGCACTTCGGCCCGGTCCATTCCGGTCTTCTGCACATAAGCATTTGCCAGGGCGGCATTCATGCTCTTCAGGATCTCGGCGGACTTCTGCATGTCGTGATAGTCGCCTTCAGAGCGTCCGCTGACGTTGTGGATCATGATCATTCCGACCGGACTGATCCTGCTGTGTCCCGCCATCGCAATGACAGACGCCGCAGATCCGGCCAGCGACTGGATCTCAATATTGACATTGGGGTTCTTTGTCAGCTCTGTGTAGATCTCCTGACCGGCCATTACATATCCGCCGCCGGAATTGATAATGACGTCAATGGCTTCACCCTCTGCGGCTCCATCAATGACCGTCTTGACCATGCCGGGGGAGGTGTGGTCAAATCCGAACCACTCATAAACCCAGGTAAGGTCGTTGGGAATGATGTCTCCCTTGATGTTAACTGTTGCCATCGTCTCCACCTCCTTCCTGCGTATTCCGATCGCTGCTGTACTGAGTGCCGATCATCTCAAGCGGAATGTAATTGCCGTTGGCCATCAGTACATCACCTTCAGGACGCCACTCCTTGTCCAGGAGCTCACGGCCCTCATTAGGCGTATAAAGGCCGTTCTGGACATAGCCGGTAACGATCTCCATCTGTGTCTTGGAATCGGTCCGCAGGATGGCCTTTTCGTTGAATTTATAAAACCTTCCATGCTCAATCTCACTCGGCAGCAGGAGCTTGGCATTCAATTCCTCTTCCCATGTCTTCAGCCGGTAGAGTTCCGTGTCTGTCAGGAAATCTATCTGCTGCATTTCAGAATTTGCGTAGGAAGATTTATCGTAGTTATTGATCTGGTTGGGTTTGATGCCGAACGCAGCCGCGATCTGAAGGGCGCCATACTTTTTCAACTCGAAAAACTGAGCGTCCGTCAGCTTAATGTTCAGCGGCTGCAGCTGGAGACCGATCGGAATCGGGATAACTTTGCCGGCTGCGGCTGACCCGGTCAGCTTGTCGGCAAATTTCCTCTGCAGCTTCTTGATCCGTTCGTTGTCCAGATCTCCGGTGTACTGAAGCGCCATGGCAGCGGTCAGGCCCTGATCATAGAGCCTGTTCATATAGTCCTGGCTCTTCAGGGAACCGCCTACAGTATCCCGGAGGATATCGGAAACCGACTTGCCCATGATTCCATCGAACGTGCACCATGTTTTGATATGGACCACGTCCCACATGGAGAACATGTATGTCCTGCCTGTGCGGGGGTCTGAGTACTGGTAATACAGGCCGCCTTCTTTGCCGAAGACGCCGGCGTCGTCAAACCAGACCGTTACGGTGGAGGACTGCATCGGATACAGTCCCTTAATACCCCAGACAGGGCCGTAAGGCGTATCGACGGTCCCGCGCTGGATCCAGATATAGCCGTTTCCGTAATGCTGGCAGTTGGCTTCCACCGCTGTAAACAGCTGTGTCGGCGTCATATATGGATTGGGCCGCCTTGTCAGCAGGCGCGTGACCTCTGTGGGCTCGGCCCGGATCTTGCCCCTGTCTGTCTCCTGATAGTATTTGATCGGGAGCTTGCCGATGGCTTCCGACAGGATCCTGAGGCATGTGTAGTAAGTCGCCTCCTGGATAGATTTCTTCCGGTCTGTCCTTATGCCCAGCCACTCCAGAAGCTCGTCATCCATGAGGCCCGCTGTCTCTGTCGCGGTGTTCTTTACGTTAGTTACCGGATCCGCCCGTTCCTGGCGGCGCCTTCTCTTTTTTCTGCTCATTAGTCAGCTCCTAAAAAAGCATCTATAGCGTCAATGTATGATGTGCCAAAATCGTGGTACATGGCCAGCTTGTAGCCGCACAGAGCGGCGTCAACCGGGTCAATCCTCTTCGCTGTGGCGTCTTTGTCTATCTTGATCAGGCCGTTGTTCCGCCGGATCACAGCGTTGGACATTGCATAATTCAATACCGGATTGTAGGTATAGAGAATGTTTTTACAGTAGACCTGCTCCCGGAAGCCCTGTGTGCTTTCATTCAGGCTCTTATGGCTCTGGAAGACCTCTTCCACGTCGTAGCCTTCCTCCGACAGGTCCAACATCAGCTTTGATGCGTTCGCCGGGTCGAAGCACAGGCACTGGATATCCCAGTCATGAGCAGCGCATGTGTCGATCACATAGCGCATGACCGCCGACTGGTCCACGATTGGAGTATCGGTGATGGTAATAAATCCCTGCTGTTCCCATGCATCGTATGGGGCCTTGTCTACAACAACATGCTCCATCAACTTCTCCCGGGAAGGAATAAAAGAATGCGAATACAGGATATATTTGACGACCGGCTTTCCGACCTCATCCCGCTCAGGCGTTTCATAGGGCAGGACAAAAGCCACCGACGTCAGGTCGATTTTTGAAGACATATCAAAGCCGACGTAGACCGGCCAGTGCTTTGTGTCAGGGAGCTGGTCCGGCTCCACTTCGCAGGCTTTCCACTTGGCCATATTCATATAGCCGTTTTCCTTAGCCTGCACCCAGATGTCCAGCATCTTGGTCAGGAAGGCGATCATCTTCTCCGGAATCTGCTTGGCGACTTCATAATCGCCCCGAATCTTCTCCTGTCCGTCCTTATAGGTCATGCGGATGGGGTTTGCCTTGAACCACAGCTCCTCATCGGAGATATTGGACAGGTCTTTATAGTCTTCCGGATCAAGCTCCAGAATGTCTATCAGGTATTCGTCGTTTTGGATATCAACATCTGGGTTCAGAACGTCCGAACAGTATGCGTACTCCTGCACGTAGCAGGGGAAGGTCAGGTCCATGCCGGCCGTCGTGATGATCATCAGCAGGGGCTCTTTGGTGTTGGAACCCAGTGCTAAATCGTAGAACTCGGTTGTTTTATGTTGGTGGTACTCCAGCTGTTATCGTCCGGGCTCTTTATCCCGGGCTTCTTACGGTTTTCCGTAAGGTCAGACTATATTTTCACGAAATCGTGCCGGGAGCTCGTGCGGGAATTATCGCTCTCTTATCGCTCATCCCGTAGTCGTTACGGACACGATTGATTGTCGTGCCCTCGGTATTACCGTGGCCATCAGGCTTTAGGCTTCACCGATACATCCCGGTTTTACATCGACAAGTACGTCTATCGATGACCAACAAAGCAGGGTTGGTGCCGTCTCCATTCTTGCCGTCGTCCTTACACAGGGGAGTAATCTGCGACTTAGTAGCAAGATGGATGATGTTATTTTTATTGACCTTGAATTTTCCAAACAGGGGAGAGCCCCGTAGCATGAGACCGGCCTCTGTGAACACGATTTTTGACTGGTCCCTTTTGGTGCCGGCAGTATAAGCCTCATCAACCTCGCCATTCTTTACAGCCGTAACAGAAATCTCATACAGAGCAACGCCGGCCTCTTCCTGCGATTTCAATTGTTATCGTGATGGCTTTTTATCCATCACTTCTTGCTGTCACCAGCAAGTTCAGCATACATTTTCAGCTTCGGCGTTACCCGGTCAGCTGTCGGACACTCGTGGGCGGATTATATTCTGCTTTCGCAGTTTCACCGCCTATGCGTTACAATACCCACCGCTGTTACACGGTGGGTTATCTCGGTGTTGTCTATATGGTTTATAAAAAATATATTTTTGCGCCTTCTATTTTTCTCAGATTATCAAGATTGACTTTGCAATTCGGGCTGATTGTGTAAGGCTCGCCGGAACGTATAATATTTTCCAGTGTCCCCTTGCTTACTCCTATATCCTCTATAAGATATTTCAGGCACTCATAATCAACCACATGACCATCTGAGTATTCAATGCGAACTTTTTTAGCAGATGGGTGTTTCCCGCTCGGGATATTTCTCAGTTTTTGTTTATACTCTTCGCTGTGATGTTTCCCAAGCATTCCTCTTGGATGTCCGTTCTTCCAAGTTGCGCCGCACTTGCCTTCAGCAATGAGCTTTTTCATCAATTCAGATTGCTGACGTTTCTTTTCGTCGGAATGATGTTTCCCAAGCATTCCTCTTGGATGCTCGCGCCATATCCTTCCGCCATCGCCACCCTCTGCAATATTGTATCCATGCTTGGGGTCATTCGAATGATAAAGAGAAATATAATACACTTCTTTTTCGCACGCTTCTTCGTTGGTAAGATTTTCCTCAAGAACAATGTGCTCAAAAGCGTCCCATCCGTATTCTTTAAAAGCGGCGCCTATAGGATGTTTAGTACCCTTATATTCAATCCCAGAACTTCTCCAACGCCGTTTCAAGTT